TCAAACTGGTTTCTAACCGGCTTGTTAGGCTTAGCAGAGACATGGCTAAGACCCAGAACTCCACCACCCTCTTGGGCGAGGCGTTCGGGCGTTTGGGTCGGTCCTTCAAGACTTATCTATCCTACACTTTAGTCTCTGGTGCAATCTTTCAGGTGCGTGATGCCTTCATGGGTACCATCACCACTATCGTGGATTACGACCAGGCCCTGCACGATCTCCAGGCTATTACCCAGGCGACGGATTCTGAGGTAGCTCAGTTTGGTGAGACCATCCAGGACGTGGCCGCCAACACCAAGTTTTCCATGACGGAAGTGGCCAGTGGCATGAAGACCCTGGGCCAGGCCGGCTTCACTGCCAAGGAGTCCATGGACGCTATTCGGGGTGTCTCTGACTTAGCCACTGGTACGCTGACCAGTATGGAGACCTCTGTTGACCTGGTCACCACTGCGATCAAAGTCTTTGGTATGGAGGCCAGTGAGTCCTCCCACGTTGCCGATGTTTTTGCCAATGCAGTCAACGGTTCTAAGCTGACCGTGGATAAGCTCCGTATCGCCTTCAACTATGTCGGCCCCATCGCTAAGATCGCCGGGGTATCCTTTGAGGACTTGGCCTCCACCATGGCCATGCTGGGTAATGCCGGTATTCGGGCCTCAACTATTGGTACTGGCCTGCGCCAGATTTTCTCCAAAATAGTCAACCCCACAGACAAGTTTAAGATCGCAGTTAAAGAAGCTGGCCTGACATTGGATGACCTCAATCCGAAAAATAGGTCGATGCAGGAAGTTATCGCCAATCTCAGCCTGGTAGTGAAGGACGCTGATGATGCGTTCAAACTGTTCGGCATGAGAGGGTCCTCTGCCGTGGCCGCCCTGGCCAAGGCCGGGGGTGGTGAGTTTGCTAAGATGAGCGGCATCATCAACCGCTCTGGTATTGCGGCCGAGATGGCAGCCACCCAGATGGAAGGCCTGGGCGTAATCTTTAAGAATATCTCCGATAAAGTTGGTGTTCTGCGAACAAAGTTCGGCGAGAAGTCAGGACTCACAGGGGCCATTAGAGCGTTTGGTTTGACCTTGAAAGGTGTGCTTGGTTGGATGATAGAGATGTCCGACAACGCATACGTGGGTTTAATTACCAAAACGGGGATGGCAGCAACAGCTATAATAGGGCTCACACTGGCGAGTAAAGCCCTTATGGCCTCTATGGCTGCTGGTAGAATTTTAGCCATGTCCCAGTCATTGGTGGTGTTATCGGGCGCTGCAGTCGCATCTACCAGTGCTGTTTCAAACCTCGCAAGAGCATTCCATCTACTACTTTTTGCCAACCCTTTGATAACAGGTATAACTGCTACGCTGCTACTGGCTGTAACAGCCTGGAAATTGTTTAACGACGCCCACTCTACATCAGCTATTAAGGAGCGGGCAGGTGATCTCCAGAAAACCTCAGATGAGCTTGAGAAGTATGAGGGCAAACTTGACTCTGTAAATGGTGCGCTGGCCGCAGCCACTCCCGGTACAGAGGCTTATTTGGATCTACAGAAGAAGCACGAGAGCATCATTAATGAGTTGTCTATTAAATACCCTGAGTTGTCCACTGCTCTCCGCAACAACGTCTCAGACATTGACGCCCAAACTGAGGCCATCAGGAAACTTAATGCCGAAAAATCTAAGGAGTTAAAAACTACTAAAATCACCTTAGCCGAGTCTATGGGTGAAGACGTAGCCTTGCAGCAGCGCCGAGTCAACAACATGCAGCAGTCTCAGGCTGAAGGTAAAACCTGGCAATGGGGTATGACGAAGGCGCAGTTTGCTAAGTCTCTGCAGGAGAAAACCGACCAGCTTAATGCCGCCAAGTCAGAGTTGTATGGTTTGTACGATGAGTTGCAGCCTGGTTCTTTTGACGTAGAAGATATTTTCCAGGACGACTACTTAGCCCGTCAGTCCACCCAGGTTCTAATGTTTGAGGAATCCATTGTGGATCCAATTCGCCGCCTTACTGAAACAGTAGGCACGGATGTTGAGTCGCTTCAGGCCAAGCTGATGCAGTCCTTTGAGGGGTCAGATGGTGATTTTATCTCTGATATATTTGGGGATGAGAAGTCTGTTGCTTTGCTTCAAGACTACCAGTTGGAGGTTGACAAACTAGCTGACGCCACTCAAGAGGCGTTGAATGTAGATGACGCTGGCAAGCGTCTCCAAATGCTAGGTGAGGTGCAAAAGGCTTACGAGAAGCTGCGCTCTGACAGCCGCTTTACTGGCGAGTTGTCGAAGATCACAGCACTCGTAAACGCTCAAGTTGACTACGACAACACGCTTGAAAGTAGCGCGGCTAAGCAACTCCGACTTGAACAGGAACGAGACGACATACAGCATCAACTTGATTTTAACACCAAGACTGACAAGGATGGTAATGTTTCCACTCTAACTGGCTTCGATGTTGAGTTGTTGAATGAGGCCCTAGCTAAAAGAGAGTTGGCTATTTACCTCCACCAACAGAAAGTTGAGAGGGAGAAGATAGCTCACGTAGCCAAAATGAAGGCCATAGACTCTGGCGTCATGGACCCGGCTGATGAGCTTACCACCACGAAAGAGAACATCAAGAAAATCAGTGATTCCACCCAGAAAGGTGCAGCTGATAATCTTCGTAAGGCCAAAGGAGGTAAACCTGAACGGATCCAAGCCAAGCGAGGTAACTTAGGTGCTGCTGTTAAGGGTGCCGATGCTGAGTTGACGGAAGCGAAGAGGGGTCTGGAGTCCATCAAGTCGATGGACGACTCTGGCAACAACCTGGGTAAGTCCAAGGAGGTCAAGGCTGCAGAGACGTTAGTTGAGAACCATCTTGTCAAACTGGAGAAGGCCAAGGCCGCACAGGTTGAGGGTAATAAGAAACTCAACAAGGAGTTATTTGACTACAACACCAAGCTCCGCAAAGGTGAGATAAAGGATATCGAGGCCAAGGCTAAAAAGGACTTGGCCGATGTTGACCTCCGTCTCTCCCAGCGTAAAATAAGTGAGGAGGAAGCGGCCAGGGAGAGGTTGAAGATCGCCCAAGAGGAGCGAGATGCCAAGGTCCCAATTTACGAAAGTATAGTCGAATCCGCTAATTCCTTAGGGCAGGATGAGAAGGCAGAGGAGAACCAAGCTAAAGCGGTAGAGGCCCAGGCCAAAGCCACTAAGGAGATGGTGGTCTACAATTCGGTTATCCGCCAGACTGTGGCTTCTATGCGGGCTCTGGCGGCTGAGAAAGAGAAACTCGCCAATGCTAAAATCCGGTTTGAGGCAGGAAAAGCCATGAACATGGCTGCCTCTGAGCATGACGCCGGGGGGCAGATGGCGCAGTTCGACAAAATCAGTGACTCCAAAGTATCTGATATCGACCAACAGCTTAGCGACAACCAGGCCAGCCGGGAGACAACCACAGGTGCCAGCGGTGAGACGATAGCGCCTGTGGTCAATATGAGTGACCCTGTTGCTGTAAAGGAGAGTCTGCAGCAGGAGGCTCAGCTTAAGCAGGAACAAGCTGAGTTGTTGTACCAGATAGACTCTGACCGAACAGCTAAAGAGTTGCAACTCTCTGAGGACCGTTTCACTCGTGAGCAGTACACGAACGAGCAGCGAGTGGCCCTTTACGAGGAGGCAGGTAGACGGCAGCTTATTCCCAACAAGGAAATGAACGATGGCATTGCAGCTAACTCCGACAATATGTTTAAGCAGTTGGGGGCTGGCTGGCAGAACTCAGCTGCGGAGGTCCAGACCTGGGGTGAGATGACTATGGCGGTCGGTGAGATGGCGTTCAACTCTATCTCTAACGGTCTTGTTCAAGGGCTGGAAGATGTGGCCTCTGGTGCCAAGTCTGCCAAAGAAGCCTTCAAGGATTTTGCCAAACAATTCTTGAAAGACATCGCTAAGATGATCTTGCAGCAGATGGTGCTCAAGGCCTTGCAGAGTGCCTTTGGTACTGGCGGCCAGGTCCAGGGTAAAGCGACAGGTGGTCAGGTCCAAGCTTTTGCCACTGGAGGCCAGGCCAGGCAGAATTTTTCTACTGGTGGCCGGATCCAGGGTTACTCCCCTACCCCGACCTCGGACAACATCCCGATCAACGTCACAGCTAATGAGTTTATCGAACCGGTTAAGAGTGTCCGCCACTACGGGTTAGATTTCATGGAAGCGGTTCGGCGCCGGGCGTTCCCCAAGGAAGTGGTCCAGAGTGTCATGGGCCAGCTGTCACTGTCTGGGGTTAGAAGGTCCCGGCCCCGGGCCAACTTTGCAGAGGGCGGCCAGGTCCAGCAGCCAGCAGCACCTCAGGTTAACGTCAAGAGTGGGGATACCAAGTTGAGAGTTGTCAACGTGGTTGATAAAGATATGTTTGGAGAGTATCTTAACGGGGTCGAGGGTGAGCAGACTTTTATGAATTTTATTAGCAGAAATCGGACAGCGGTCCGAGGTATGCTGGGGTAACAGGTATGGCTTTTACTAACGGTATTGCCCTTGACCGGGCGGACCTCTTCAACAAACTTAGGGCCTTTATCCTGGCCCAAGGGTGGACCGAGTTACGCTGGACGCCTGGGCAAGATTTTATTTGTGCCGGGCCAGGCCCCCTAGGTGAGGACGAGATTATTGTTCGTTTTTACCAGTATAACTACACGTTAGGTATCCAAGGCTTTCACTTTGTCACACCAAACGGGGAGTTCCGCACTCAGTGCGCTATGAAGTTCATAGCGTCATGGGCTAATCCTATGACCTACTGGTTCACCTGCTCTCACAGTAGAGTTTCTGGGGTGATAAAAGTCGGTAACTACTATGCCACTTTTTACGGTGGCTTTTTAGAGACTGCCGCGTCCAGAGAGCAGATGCCCTACCCCATGGCGGTAATGGGTACAAGCGGTGGAGACTACAGCTACACCACTACTGCAAACCATACAGGTGGTATGTTTCGTAATGCGGTAGTGACCACCAGACCGCACCACTGTTTGGCCGTATTTTCTGATATCGAGAACTTCTGGCGAGATCCTGTGTTTGACAGTTATGGTTGGAGTTTACCTGCTGCAGTTGACTGTGTTTACGACGCCACTAAGATGGCGTTTATTACGCGGTGGAACGCCACTCTTGATGGTGCGGCTTTTTTGATGCCAATTTTTATGGCTAACCACGGTTCTACATCTCGTTTTTCCGGTAACAAATCTTATGTTCGTAATTATGTGGTCGGGCAGTTAGACGGTTTCTACCGTGTGAATGGAGAAGGTAAAGTGGCAGAAGGTACAATCGACATAGGTGCTGATTCCTACTTGCTCGTGCCAAATTACTACCGGACAGGTAGAGAAAATTTTGTGGCATTCCGAATGACATAGGAGAGTACAATGGCTTTTTTGACAGATATACATGACCACGGTGGCGGGTACCCTTACGACTTGTTAGACCGCTTCTTTGAGATGATTCACGCTGTTACTGTGGCGGATGGCTGGACTATAAACAGGTGGGACCAAACCTCTGCGGCAAACAGGTTGGAGGTGAGTAAGAATGGAACTTACTTCAACCTGCAGCAAGTTGACTGGGGGACTATTAGGGTAAATTGCTCTTTTGGTCACACGCCAGGTGCAACATCCATTAACGATCACCCAGGTGGTCACTCCTATCGCGCTGTTCGTTTGTACAATGTTGGTCACGTCACTGACACCTCTCGGTTGACTGCAGTTGCTGCAGGTGACTTTATATTCGCCACTTGCCAGAGAAACAGTGCCGCACGTTACGCTTTTGGTATAGGTGTATGCCAGTTGGATAAGATAGGTCTTTACACAGGTGGGACCTGCTGCCTATCCATTGGAGGTACAACCAGTTCAACCAACTCCTTCTCCTACCAGCAAGGTTTCACCCTTAATAGTGATGGTGGTGGTTACGATACGGAGTACGGTGCTATCCACATGCCCAGTCATGCAACAAGCCACGGTAACGACAATGGCTGGAGCAGGAGAACCAGCCCAACTGACTCCACCAACATGACTATACCTTCTGGTTTCGTCTACCACCACGCACAGGCAAGTCATACAGCCTCTATGTCTGCGATGCTCCTTCCTATATTTATGGGAGTGAAGACAGGTGATGGCTGGCCCAGTAATGTCACTGTTGTTGGTAGGCTTAAAGAAATATTCCTATTAAATGGTTCTTCACAGTTTGGTTTTGGCGATACTTTTAACTATGGAGAGGCTACCTATGTTGTCACTAGCTGTGGTGAGTCTATGACAAGGCAAGAGGACAATTCTATTATTCGTGATAACACTTTAGCTGTGCGAGTGGCTTAGTAGCTATGCCTAACTACCCCTACACACTTCCAGCAGTCAATCCTGTTTTCCGTGTTTGGCGTGGTTGCGTTGCGGGCCTATGCCATAACGAAGCAGAGGCCAGCAGATCAATCTGCGATGGCTACGGTAAGTGTTATGGTGGTGTGTGGGGTGGCGGCCAGGCCCGCCACGGCTACGGCCGTTATTATGGCCTTAGTTATGGCGATGAACCTCAGACAGGTAGAGCTTTTGCCATGTCAGTGGCAGACCACAATAACTTGCCTTTTGGCTGGGGTGTCAAGTACGGCCTTAACTACGCTGGTATTCAAGGCAGGCACCTTAATATTAGTAGGTTGGTCAAGGGCGGTTATGGCCTGCACTATGGCCTGCACTATGGCAGAGGTTATTGGTTTTCTTTTGAGCCTAATCCAAATTTTCCTAGGTATGTGGACGGATCTGGTTTTATGGCGCTACCCGCTTACCCGTTGTGGCAGCACACAGAAGCCTCAGGTGGGGCTATGGTTGCTGGCTCTGACTTTCCAGTTTGGTATAACGTCACACCTCAGTTATCTTCAGCCAGGTCTTACATGGCAGTTAGGGAGGGTATTCTGTTATGAGTCTTTATAATTTACTTGGCGATTCTTTTCAGATAAGTGGTGTTAAGCCAAAATATTACCAAAGGCCGTTAAAACAATTTTCTACCTTTTACCGAAACCCTTTGACCCTCCGGCGGTTGGGGTTGCTGCGGGAAGACAAATGGCTTCATTTTAAACTCTACAATGGCACCTTAAATCCGACGACAGTCACTGGTATCTCCATGACTGATGTTGAGGGTTTTTACTGGTACGCGGATAGAGCTGAGACGAATTTTGTTTTTCCTTTTGACATCCCTGCCAGAAGCTACGTCGACCTTTATGTGAAAGTCACCCTGGATGGTATGGTTGAGTTTGACTCGACTATGACCGTGGCTTCACCTAGTGGAGACCAGCTGATTCGGTACACAGGGATCAGAACGCAATTCGTCTCAGGCAGTATTGCCAACATGAGTGAGCTGCACGATTGGTCGTCTTCTATCCCTGAGACCCTTAGCTGGAAGACTGACATCCTGGAGTCCTACGATGGTACGGAGCAGCGGATAGCCCGCAGGGCGAAGCCACGGCGAATCCTCAAGTTGAGTTATCTGGAGGCCGGCCGCGCCCGCCGGGTCTTGGAGGCGAAGCTGTATAATCGTAATGTAGATTTTTATGCGGTACCCCTCTGGTTGGAGTCTAGTTTTATTTCGGGACCGGTTGCTGCCGGCTCCAGTGAGATACCAGTTGTCACTCACGGCCGGGATTTTGCTCAAGACAATATCGCTATGCTGGTTCATGCCAATGGCGTGGATGCTGAGCGTATAACATTATTCACTGTCAGCGACACGAACCTCACCACATTCGCCCCAGTAAGTAGAGCTTACCCAGTGGGCTCTCGCGTGGTCCCCGCTCGGTTCTGCAATATGGTAAGTGACCCCTCACTGTCTGACTTGTCAGATGAGGTGATGAGAGCTAACTGTTCTTTCCTTTCCGTGGGAGAGGAGGTCAGGGAAACTATAGACATAGTGCCCCTCTACTTTAAAAATCACCTGGTATTTCCTGAAGAATTGGAGGCCGACTTTGATGTTGGTGACACTGTTTTCAGCATTCACGGTGTGCTGCTTGACCAGGGTCTGTCCCTGCCGGTTAATCGTTTAAAGTCTGACGAGGTTAAGTCAAACAGGCCTATAACAATCACAGCGGTTGGCGCTAGCACCACTGTTATACTTCGTGACTTTGTTTATAGCCTTTATGGTATGACTGTACCTTTTTGGTGCCCTACTTACACGAAGGCGGCAGTGGTTATAGAAGACATAGCGGCAGGCTCGTCCTTACTCAGGGTGCAGTATATAGGTTATACGCATTACTACGATCAGTCAGTAGGACGATCCTGTTTAGTTATTGAGCTTCATAATGGTACTAAATACAGAAGAGGTGTTACCGGTGCTGCTATTAATCCAGTTGATGTTACTGAAGAGTTTTTGGAGTTGGATGAAACCATAGTAGAAAGTGTTACTATTTCTCAGATTAAATCTGTTAAGTTTTTGGAGTTAGTCAGAAGCAACACTGATGACATCACGTTTGATTGGTTGGCTGTTGACAACGCGAAATGTCAGATACCAGTTGTTTCTGTGAGAGGTTGATCAATGGCATTAGTTGATTATGAAGTCAGCACTCATGACGGCAGGCCTGCTGAGTGCTTTAAGTTCAACTACCTGGATAACGAGTGGCGTTATAGTTCTTTGGACTCAGAACCGGAAATAGATGGAGAGATTTATGACTCCACCTATATATCCAGATCCAAGCTCAATAACGAAAACGACATGTTCAAGACCACCTTGACTGTGACGACTACGCTGGACAACCCAGTTGCTCTTCTATTCCGTGGGTGGGTCGAGTCGTCTGTTGTACTGACTCTCTATAAACTGCACCTTAACGACCCCGACAAGGAGGCCCTTGTTCTGTGGTCTGGCCGGGTGGCTTCTTGTGACTTCAAGAAGGAAGTGGCAGAGTTGGCTTGCGTATCGCTGTACAGTTCTACCCAGAAGAAAGGGTTGGTTCGCCCGTATGGTAGAAACTGCCCCCATGTGCATTATGCTCCTAACTCCTGTAGGTTGGTTGAGGCTGACCACACTGTAATCAGGTCTGTACAGGGCACCAGTGGCAACACGATAACATTCGATGCTGCTGGCCTTACAGAAGGCTACTACGCAGGAGGGAGCTGCACTATAGGGACCGCTCGTCGCATGGTCCTCAGCAATACCTCAAACTCAGTGACGCTGATGGATGGTATAGCCCAGGCGCAGGCTGGGGATGAGGCCGCGCTGGTTCCTGGGTGTGACCGGTCTATTGGCACCTGCCGCAATAAGTTCGGCAACAACTATAATTTCGGAGGGTTCCCCCACATCCCGGGTAAGAATCCATTCCGAGTTTCTTTGCTTGGCTGACGAGGAGAGGCGCGATGCTTAGTTTTTTTATACGCCTGATAATCTACGTGATTATCAGCTATGCTTTAAGTTATTTTCTTGCTGACGACGGGCCAGAGCACCCTTCTGCCAAACCAGGTTCTATAGACGGCACGGTGGTTACCGCTTCTGAGTCAGTGCCGGTTCTCTTTGGTACCTGCATCCTCAATCACCCGAATCTGGTTTGGTATGGTCATATAAAAACTACGCCGTGGATGAAGTGTCAATGATAGTTGACGTCGTAATAACAGACTTACAAAGTTTTGCTGATGCTGCGCCCTACGTTCTTATTGCGGGGTGGTTGCAGTTTATCTATTGGATTGTCTATATTATTGTGATAGCTTTGGTCACCTATTTGACGATGGATCTGTCAGGCCCTCAGTCGGCTACCATGGTTGACAAGAAGGTTGAGACTACCACGGTGTCCGCTTCCGACACCATCCCTGTGTTGTTTGGTACCCGCTTGATACGGGGCCCAAACTTGGTTTGGTACGGACACATTAAATCTACGCCATGGATGAAATGCCAATGACGCAAGAAAAAGTTGTTACTCTCCAACATTGTCGCCAGCTGGGTTACTGCCTTTCTGGTATAAAGCAAGTCTGCGCTGATCACGGAATAGACTGGCAGCGGCTACGGCGTGGGGGTGTCCCCTGCAGTGAGCTGGAAGGCCGGCCTGTGAGTTATTTTCGTCAGCTGATACGTGTGGCAACTGGGAGGAGTAAGTAATGGGTGGTGGCGGTGGTGGCGGCGGTTGTCAAGTAGCTGGTTACTGGTATGCGGCCGGGGCCCATCTGGTATTTTGCACTGGCATCGATGAGCTTATGAGCATCGTGGTCCAGGAGAAAACTATTTGGTACAAAGGCGAGGTGGTCCATCAAAGGTACTGGGGCCCTTCGACTTACTGCTATCGTTGGGGAGGCCCGTTTATTGGGAGCATGGCGGGGGTGCCGTATGAACCGCCGTGTGAAGGGGGTGCCAATGAAGTGACGACCTGGGGGTTTATTGATCGTTACGTCACACAGCCGGCAGTCGTCAACAACACCAATATCTATATTAACAAGAAGAATGTATTTGGCGGGGAAGACCGAGAGGGTGGCATCCAAGGCACAGTTACGTGCGAATTTGGGGGACCCACCCAAGGTATAAATGGGTACCTGGCAACTCACGCAGGGTTACAGTCCGCTAACCGGGGGGTATTCGGACTGGTACTGAATCAGGTGACGTTGGCATGCAACAGCCCGCAGATAAAGGAGTGGGCGATCAGAGCCAGGAGGACAGACATCGGCTGGGAGCCGGCGTTGGCCCAGATTGGCGAAGACATGAATCCAGTCCACATTATATACGACTGCCTGGTTACAGCTGACTGGGGTGGGTGCCAGATGCCGCCGGCGTTAATCGGTGACACTTTTGCTGCTGTGGCGCAAACGCTTTATGATGAAGGTTTTGGTTTGTCTTTTGTATGGACCAGGAACAACAGCGTCAACAGCTTTATGGAGAATGTCCTGACTCACATTGATGGTGTGCTCTACCAGGATTATGAGACTGGAAAGTTTGAGATTAAGCTGGCCAGGGATGACTACGGTGAGTTGGATGAGTTGCCAGTCATCGATCCCTCCAACGCGGTTAGCTTAGAGTCCTACGATGTCAAGTCGACCACTGAGTTGATCAACACCATCACCGTCAAGTATACTGATCCAGTAACAGGAAAGGATCAATCGCTGACTATGTCCGATATCTCTGCTGTGCAACGGTTGGGTGGGGAAATCGTCACGATGGAGAAAGAGTATTTTGGCGTGTCGAAAGGATCGCTGGCCAACAGGATCGCTATGCGGGATCTCAGGGCGGCGATCCTACCACTGGCCACTGCCATAATCCTGGTAAACAGAACTCAATTCAAGCTGCACCCCGGCTCGGTCTTTGTTTTTAACTGGCCGCCACTAGGCTTTGAGAATGTCGTTATGCGCGTGGCGTCAGTTGACATCGGGTCGACTGATGATTCCAAAATCCGTGTCACAGCGACAATGGATGTCTTTGCTTTTGGTGGGGCTATCGTGGCTGAGCCCCCTGACAGCGGTGGTTGGACTGACCCTATCCAGGACCCAGCCGACATCACCGAGTTCATCGCCACAGAGCCCACCTACTGGCAGGCACTGACATCGTATGGTAGTGATTTTGGTGTGGTGGATTTGGACACCGATTCGTTTCTCCAAATCATAGCGAGGAAACCAGCCTTCACGTCACTAAACTATAAGTTGATGACCAAGCACCCCGACTCAGATTTCTACGCTTTCTCAGGCAGGGGTGACTACGGATCTGAGTTAATGGTATCTGGTGATGTTTCACAAGAAACATCTTCAGTGCTCACTCTGGTAACCCCCATCAATGAAATAGAGTTATCCGTAGGCTCCATTAAGCTAGGAGACATGGCATACCTTGGTGATGAGCTGGTGGTGCTGGCCGGCATTAACGAGACCCGGGACGAGATTCAGGTGCTACGGGGTATGGTTGACACGACACCTCAGCAACACACAGCACCAGTGAACTTGTTATTTTTCAACAAGCTCTTTTCAGCGGTCTACAAGGAGCCCTACACAGAAGGTGAGCCGCTGGACTTCTGGCTTCAGGATAAAACCATGGTGGGTGAGTTGCTCCAAAGCAACGCCACGGAGCATTCCTACACCTTCACAGGTCGGCCAAGCCGGCCC